CGTAGAGAGTGGAATGGATCATTAGTACACGAGTCTGAGTTTGAACCAAAACATCCACAACTAGAACCAAAAGTACAAAAAGGAGATGCACAAGGTTTACAAAATGCAAGACCAGATAGAGTCGAACCAGCAGTTGCACACTTACTAAATAACAATGCTTTTAGTTCAGGAATTAGAGATTCTATAATTGTAAATGTAAATGATCCTGGCCATGGTTTTGTTAATGGAGACGTTGTAAGATTTAGAGATGCAAAATCAAAGTTTCCTGAGTATCCACAAGTGTCACGCCTTACAGCAGGTAATGTAAATGTTGCACAAGGACACATTGTAACAAAAATAGATAATGATAATTTTTCTTTTAGTCCTAATGATACTCTAGATAAATTTTTAACAGATAATTGCACCCCTGGAACAACAACAGTATTTGTAGATTTAGACGGAACTTTAACAGAATATTATCAAGCAGTAGCAACTTACGCAACAAGTGCTGGTTTATTAGACTCTGGAGGTGATTGGTACAACATGTCACCAGCTATTGAACAAGCAGCCATAGCAGCGGCTGGTTCAAGCTATTTTCAAAACTTAGCTAAAAGAGCAGAAGCAGATGCTTTAATAGATTTAGTTATAGCTAAAAATGGATCTTGGGAAGTTTTGTCGTCAACTTCATCTAGTTCTATAACAAACCAAAAGAATGCATGGGTTACAGCAAATTTTGGAACTATTGGATCAGGTATTGGCAGAGCTCCGGCAGCAACAAATTATACTACAAACTTTAATAAAGGACCTTATGGTGGAGCAAATAAGATATTGATTGATGATAGAACTGACTATATTGATCAATTTGTGGCCGCTGGAGGTAAAGGCTTTAAATACTATGAAAGTGGTGGTATACTTAAATTTGGAGGAGACAGGTCATCAGTTGGACCTGTTACATTATTAGCATGACAACATACGCAGAACTAGTAACGCAGATTAGAAATTACACAGAAACTGATGATCAAGTTTTGACCACTGTAATAGTTAATGATCTTATAGAACACGCAGAACATAGAATATTTAGAGCAGTTGAATTAAATAATGATAATGTATATGTAAACGGTAATACAGCATCGGGTAATAGATTTGTAACATTGCCTGGATATAGCTCTACAGACCCAACTAAACCAACTATTTCAGACATAGCTACAATTAAATATGTAACAATTTATACGGATTCTGGCACAAAACAACGATCTGACCTTGTAAGGGTTGATCAAGATTTTATGAGTGAATACTATGATACCCCAGAAACAGCTTCTACAGCAAAACCTAGATACTATGCAAACTGGGATATGGGTACAATAGTCGTTGCACCAACACCCAATGCAGTGTATAAATTTGAGATAGGTATTACTAAAAAACCAACAGGCTTATCGACTAGTAATACTGAAACATGGATTAGCGTTAATGCTCCTAATGTTTTACTCTATGCCTGCTTATGTGAAGCTTTTAAGTTCTTGAAAGCACCACAAGATCAACAAGTATATGAAGCTTCTTATCAAGAAGCTATATCATCACTTGCTCAAGAACAATTAGGTAAGAAAAGAAGAGATGAATATAGGGACGGAAGTATCCGTATTCCTATACCATCTAATAACCCTTAATAGGAGAATATTATGGCGATATCACAAGCAGTTTGTAGTGTGTTTAAAAGAGAGCTACTAAAAGGAAACCACGACTTTGACGGCACAGGAAGTGTCGCTTATTACATTGCGCTATATACTTCTTCAGCAACTTTAGGCGCAGCAACCACTGCATACTCATCTTCAAACGAAGTAACAAATGCTTCAGGATCTGCTTATTCAGCGGGAGGTAAAGCGTTAACTTCTCCAACTGTTACATTATCCGGTACGACAGCGTTTGTTGATTTTGCAGATATATCTTGGACAAGTGCATCATTTACTGCAAACGGTGCTTTGATTTACAGGCAAGATGGTAGTGCTCCAACTGATGATGCTGTTGTTGTGTTAGCTTTTGGTGGTGATTTTACAGCTTCTAACGGCACATTTACAATTCAATTCCCAGCAGCTGGTGGTGGATCAGAGATAATTCGTTTAGGATAGGAGCCGTAATATGGTTGCTATTAATGATAGAGTCAAAGAGACTACTACAAGTACAGGTACAGGCACTATTAATTTAGATGGTGCAGCTGTAGGTTTTGAAAGTTTTGTAGCGGGAATAGGTAATGGTAATGTAACTTATTATTGTATTGCTGAACAAGGTGCTGCTAATTTTGAGATAGGTATAGGTACAGTAACCGATGCCACACCCGATACACTTTCTAGAGCCACAGTTTTATCAAGTTCTAACTCAGACAGTTTAGTTAACTTTGGAGCAGGTACAAAAGATGTATTTTGTACGCTACCTGCATCAAAGGCTGTCATAGAAGACTCTAACAATAATGTAAATATAGGTGCTAATATAATTGTTGGTGGCACAGTTGATGGTGTCGACATTGCAACAAGAGATGGTGTATTAACCTCTACAACAACCACAGCCAATGCAGCTTTACCAAAAGCTGGTGGCACTATGAGTGGCAACTTAGTTATGAGTAGTGCTAACATTACAATGAGTGGTACAGAAACAGTTGATGGTGTAGATATTTCTGCAAGAGATGCTGTTTTAACTTCTACAACTACAACCGCTAACGCTGCCTTACCTAAAGCTGGTGGTACAATGACAGGTAATATTGTATTCAACTCAGGACAACCAAAAGGTAACTCAGGCCTTGTTCCCGCTGCAGGAACGTCAGGACATTTTCTAGCTCACAACGGAGCTTTTGCACAAATTGCATATTCAAGCTTATCAGGCACACCTACCATCCCAACAAACAACAACCAATTAACTAATGGAGCTGGGTACACAACAAATACAGGAACACTTACTCAAGTTACAAGTGGTGGCGCAACAACTGTATCAGCGGGAAATGGTATTGGTTTAAATACTGGTAACGGTACTATTACAATGTCTGGCTCATTTTCGGGATCCTTTTCTGCGAGTTCAAACATCACAGCCTATAGTTCTGACGAGCGATTAAAAGAATTTAAAGGCACTATAGATAATGCTTTAGACAAAGTAGATCAACTTAATGGTTATTATTATGAATGGAACGACTTAGCAAAAAGTTTAGATGGTGGTAAATCATTTAAAAACGGTAGGGAGGTTGGAGTATCAGCACAAGAAATAGAAAAAGTATTGCCTGAAGTTGTAACAGAAGCACCTATCGTAAAAATAGAAAACTTAGATGTAGATTACAAAACAGTTTATTATGATAAAATTGTGCCTTTACTTATAGAAGCTATAAAAGAATTAAGAGCAGAAGTAAAAAAACTTAAAGAGGATAGTTAATGTTTTTTGGGGCAATTGCATTTGGTGCATCACCCTTCAGTGATGTAGGTTTTAATCCTGATGCAAAGGTTCAAGTATCAGGTCAAAGTTTAACAGTCACTTTATCCAACGCATACACTGTACAAAAAACTCACTTCGTAAATGGTTTTAATTTATCGCTTACACAAGGCACAATAACACCTCAGATTATTCCACAAGAAGATAGTTTTAATACAACTGTTACACTAAACGATCCAACTGTTATTGCTGACGGTACAATACATTTACCAGCAAACAGTTTAGGAATGACAGTAAGCTTAGGTGCAACTACAGGTTATGAAGTTATTGCATCTGAAACAGGTTTTGCAATACCTGTAGATTTAAACTTTAGCCAAGCCAATATATTTTTAAATGCAGAACCAACTATAACTGGTCAAACTATAACATCAGCTGTAGGACAAGTTGCAACAGGACCAGGCGTAACAGGTTTTAATTTAGATACTACTGTATTAAAAGATGATGGTGAAAAAACATTTGCTGTTACTGTTGCACAAGATGGTAGCTACAATAACGTTTTTGTAATAGATGGTGTACAAAAACCTGCTCTATCTCTAATAACTGGTACTAAATATATTTTTGATCAAAGTAATGGGACAAATGCAACCCACCCACTTAGAATTGCTGCAAACGGAGTAATAGATAATACAAATGTAACTGTTGTAGGCACACCGGGACAACCAGGTGCTAGAGTAGAATATATTCCTCCTGTCAACGAGTTTAGAAGCATAACTTATTTCTGCACCACACATGGCGCAGGTATGGGAAATACTATAAGTATAACTGGTACAAGTATCATACAAAGCCCTGTAGCTGCTGTATCTGGTCAAACAATTACAGCTACTGTTAATTCTTTAATACCAGGCTGGACAGCAAATGTAACAGGACAACAGGCTAATTTATCAGTAAATAATGTTAATTTAGGTTACGGTGTAAATGTTACAGGTAATCTGATAACCAGCGTCACCGATGGTCTTTTTGCGTTTACATTTAGTGATGTAGATGATACAACTACAGCTACGATATCTGGAACGGCAATAAGCACGACCGGAGCTGGAGGAGCGTCTTGGTCTGAAGTATCAGAAACAGGCGCAGGAACAATACAAAGTACAGTAGTTCCTATAACCGGTGGTGGTGTAATATCAAGCACTCCGATATCAACAACAGGCGCAGGAATAATTGACGATCGAGAGGTAGCATAATGGCATCGACATTTTCGGATAGATTAGGAATAGAATTAATTGGTGATGGTGAGCAATCTAACTCATGGGGTAATACAACAAACAGCAACCTTGGTAACACGTTAGACGAAGCAATATCTGGTTTTTTATCCATAGATTTAGCCACAGCAGGTTCTACTTACACTCTTACCTTTACTAATGGACCTGTAACAAGAGCTACACAACCGGACAGGCAAGCCGTTCTTAGATTTCATAATTTCACTGCTGCTAAAATTATTCAAGTAGATACTACTACAAACCCTAATAACACTCGTGAAAGAGTATACAGAGTTATAAATGATGGCACTTCTGCCGGAACTATACAATTTAGATTAGGATCAGGTGGTAATACATCTGATTTAATACCACCTGGTGGTAAAGCAATTATAGCAACAGATGGTACAAATTTTTACACACTTGCTGGCGGTGGTAGCACAAACGGAGCTAGTTGGACCGCAACACCATTAACGACAACAGCAAACGTATTTAGTGGACAAAAAGTTTTTATAGACACAGCAACTTCTGGCGCTTTTACAGTAACACTACCTTCTGCTCCAGCGGTGGGTGACGAAATATCTATTTTAGATATAAAAAGCAACTTAGGTACAGCTGCTTTAACAATTAACCCAAATGGTAAAAAAATATTTGGATCATCTTCAAACGGAACAGTTTCTACAAATGGTGCTGGATTTACTATTGTGTTTACAGGAAATGCGGACGGATGGATAATTACGGAGAAATAACATGGCAACTTATGAATCTAGAAAATATGCTATTATTCCGATTAATGCTGATCAGATAGCAGACGGAAGTGTTTCTAATACAGAATTTCAAACTGTAGATACTAGCTCCTCTATCAACACACAATTAGGAACTAAAGTTCCATTAGCTGGTGGAACTATGACAGGAACTCTTGCTTATGGAGATAATGTAAAGTCTACTTACGGAACTGGTGCAGATTTAGAAATTTTTCACGACTCTAATAATTCCATTATAAAAAATGGAACAGGCACACTTAAATTTTTAGAAGATACAACTGAGTTTAAAAACAACGCAGATAACTCAACTTTTTTATCAATTAATTCTACTGGTGTAACAGGAGACTTTATATCAGGTCAAACATCAACTAGCAGTGCATCAAGTAGTGATGAAATACTTGCAAAAATTGGTGGTAACATGAGAAGAATTACTATTGCAAATGCTGCATTACAAGGTCCATCAGGATCACCAGGATCAAATGGTTCTCCTGGATCAAATGGTTCTCCAGGACCTCCAGGACCTTCTGGCTCTGTTACAAGCAGCACTACGGCTGTGGGTGCTTTAAGAATGTTTGTTCATCCTACAAATAGATCTACCCAAGGGGCAGATTCACCACATGTCGCTGGTAGTTCTTATTCAGGAAGTGTTTTGGCTAATTACAGTTTTTCAAACCAAGGTTATAGTACTATGAGTTGTGGGGTAAGTGGATCTGCAATAGGCACAGGAACTTGGTTATGTCTTGGCCCTTCTGGTCGGTTTAGAAGAACAGCTGGGGGTGATGCATTTAATGCGCGGTGGCCTGGTTTATTTTTGAGGACATCATAATGGCAACATACGAATCAAAAAAATATGCAATACCAGGAGCAAACATAACTAACATAGCAGCTACAGCAGTCGCTGATGGTTCTGTTACAGATTCTGAGTATCAATTTATAAACACACTAGCTTCTAACGCACAAACTCAAATAACTGCAAAACTACCAAAAGCTGGCGGAACTATGACAGGAGGTATTGTATTTCCTGATGATAGTGGTCCAGCTCCAGCAAAAGTGTCTTTTGGTGCGGGAGACGATTTACGGGTTTTTTCTGATGGCACAACAGGTTTTTTAAAAGGTAATGATATAAGAGTTGTTAACAGTTCTGATGTTGAAATGATAAAAGCAGCTTCAGGAGGTGCTGTAGATTTAAGACATAACGGAACAACCCGTGTATCTACATCAGGATCAGGAGCTACAATTAATGGAACACTCTCAGCAACTACTGTATCAGCAACTACAGTATCAGCTCCTACAGGTTCTTTTACAAATGTATCAGGTAATGGTTCTAGTATAACAAGTATAAACGGTTCAAACATTTCTTCAGGAACTGTTGCTGATGCAAGAATATCTAGTTTAACTGCAAGTAAATTAACAGGGCCTTTACCTGCAATTGATGCATCATCATTAACTGGTTTACCGTCATCTGTTGCAACAGGTGTAACTGATGTAGGAGCAATACAACTTTGTTATTATGATATTAGTAATTCAACAGCTGCCATAGCTAGAGGTAGCACTACGTCAGGAGCTAATTTGAAAGTGGTTCCTACATCTGATACTCAGTTTAGTTACGGAACTTTTCAAATAAGCGGTACTCCTTCTCCAGCAGCAGGTACTGCAATTGGAAGTGGTACTTGGTTGGCGTTAACTGGAACAACCACTGCAAATGTTAATGTTTCGGGTGGTGATCAAGCAACTAGGTATGGCCCTGGTTTATTTATTAGGGTTTCATAATGGCTTTAGTTAAAGCGTCATTTGCTCCTGGTATAGATAAGCAAACAACAACTTACGGCGCAGAGGGGCGTTGGGTAGATTCAAAAAATGTTAGATTTAGATCAGGACTTCCAGAAAAAATAGGTGGTTGGTCAAAGGTTGTGCCAACTAAAAAAATTGCAGGTGTTGCACGTGCATCTTTAGCGTGGGTTTCTTTGACAGGTGTTAGACACTTGGCTCTTGGCACTGATAGAAAATTATACATATACACAGAAGGTCAGTTTTATGACGTTACACCAATTAGACTAGAGGCAGCGTTAACCGGTCCTTTTGCCATGACAAGTGGATCACCAACAGTGACTGTCACACACAATTCTCATGGAGCGGGGGTCGGGGATTTTGTAACCTTTAGTTCTTTTTCTACAGCACAAGGACTGGACATGAATAATGAATTTGAAATTACAGAGATTGTTGATGGAAGCACATACAAGGTAACTCACACAAGTAATGCCAGTGGCACAGCTAGTTCACAAGGTGGATCAGGCAATGCAAAATATCAAATACCTGTAGGTACGGCTAGATCAGCGTTTGGTTTTGGTTGGGGTACAGGTGCATGGAACCAACCTCGTCAAAATATTGGGGGAGGTTCTGGTTGGAACAGACCAGGTCTTACAACAACCATTGCACTAGAAGCGAGTTATTGGCAGTTTGATACATTTGGTGAAGACTTACTAGCGATTAGAAATGATGATGCTTTATATCGTTGGGACTTGTCTGGAGGAACGGGGACCAGGGCTGTAAAAATATCGCAGGCTCCTGGCAAGAACAGAGTATTATTAGTTTCATCTCCCGACAGACACATATTTTTAATGGGTACGGAAACAACTATTGGAACACCAGGATCACAAGATGATTTATTTTTACGTTTTTCTTCACAAGAAGATTTTCAAACATGGGCACCTTCAAGTACAAACACAGCTGGGTCTTTTAGAATACAGGACGGATCTAAAATTGTAACTGCCAAAAGATCTAGGGGTTCTATTCTTGTATGGACAGATACAGCCTTACACTCACTTAATAACATTGGCCCACCTTTTATATTTGGTCTAAACCAAATTGGTGCTAACTGTGGCGCTATATCTGCAAACTCTGTTGCAGATGTAAATGGTACAACTTATTGGATGAGCCAAACAGCGTTCTATTCATTCGACGGTGCTATTAAAAAATTAGATTGCACTGTACAAGATTTTGTATTTGACGATATTAACTCGACTGCCCAAGGACAAGTTGCTATTGCTGTTAATACAGATTTTAACGAAGTAACATGGTTTTATGCATCAGAAAGTTCTGACCTTTTAAATAGAAGTGTAACGTATAATTATTTAGAAAATGTTTGGTACACTAACGATGGCTTTGTTAGAACTTCTTGGGTTGACAGAGGCACGTACCCTAAACCATATGCAACTTTTTATGATGCAAACTCTATACCAAACAATAACACAATACTTGGTGTTACCGCAGGTTGTACAACTTTGTATGAACACGAAGATGGTTTTAATGATGATGGTGCTGCTATGGAGTGTCAAATTACTAGTGGTGACTTTGATATAAAAGAAGGTGATGAAGTATTTTTATGTTCAAGAGTTATACCTGATTTTAAAGACCAAGCGGGTAATACAGATGTAAAGGTAGAATTTGCAAATTATCCAGCAAGTACAAACAGTCGATCTTTTACATCTACTACTTCTTCTACTACAAAATTCTTTTCTACTAGAGGTAGAGGCCGACAAGCAAATGTAAAAATATCTAGTAATGCTATTGATTCTAACTGGAGATTTGGAACACTTAGATTAGATGTTGTTCCAGACGGGAGACGATAATGGCTAGAATTAATATTACAAGATTACCTTTGCCATCAGAGGACTTTGACAGGCAACAACAAGATATTCTTATTCGTGAGCTTGAAAATATAATTAACCAGCTTAACTTCACCTTTCAACAAGATATACGAGAAGAACAAACAGCAAGGACTTGGTTTTTATCATGAGTGACGTATACAAAAATAGAAGTATTGTTTTAGCAAATAATGCACAAACAGCTGTATACACTGTACCGACAGCAAACGCTTCTACACAACCTCCACAAAAACCTGTTCAGGCTGTAATAAAATCTATTCGTCTTTCTAATGTGTCAGGTAGTGGTATAACAGCAACTGTTGTGAACGCTGATTCTAGTGTAGGATCAGATATTAATATTGTAGATGTTTTGGCTATTGCAGCGAATACTGCTACAGAAGTATTAACCCAACCGCTTGTTCTTGAAGATAGTGACATTATAAAAGTAACAGCTAGTGCTGGTGGCGCGCTGCATGTAATTATTTCAGTATTGGAAATATCAGAGTGAAGAAGATACAAGACGCAAAAGTGCTTGGAACACAGATGGTTGAGGGTAAAGAAGTACCAGTTATACAACCAGAGGTATATCAACGAATATATTGTAAAAATTGTGGAAATGAAGTAGATTCAGAAGAACAGGCAACCGGCACCTGCAGCAACTGTGGTCAACCCTGGGCAGTTCATAAAGCCAAAGATATACAATTAAGAGTGGTCCAATTACCAATTGGATCAGGGACCGGAGAATAAATGAGTTCATTTTTAGATAAACTAGGAGATATGTTTGTACCAAAGGAGATCGCTCCTTATTTAGGTATGATCGCTCCAATGGTTGCACCACATCTAGGTATCTTAGGTAGTATGGCTCTCAGTCAAGCGGGGTCAATTAAAATGCACGGTGGAAAACTAGATCCTTATTCAGCAGTAGCAACAGGAATAGCATTATCAACACCACAAGCAAGAGCGATTAGAGCAGCAGGTAGAGCAGGCGGCGCAGGTACAATTGGACAACAACTTTCTAGAGGTATTGCTGGCACTGTTGGAGGACCTAGTACAACAGTAGGCAGAGCATTAGACCCAAGATTTAATATGAAGGCTAGAGATGTTACTTTTGGTGGTCAAGATTATAAAACTTTCTTGTCAAGTGATGCTGCAGCTGCAGAGGATTTTGGAGTGGGTGGTGCCTTCACTACAAACAAGGATGCCTTCACTACAAAACAATTAGACGTAATAAATGATCCAGAAGCGCTTAAAAAAGCATATCAAGGTAAAGATTTTTACAGTAAAGAAATATTTGACCAAGGCAAGCTAGACGCTAAAGGATTATTAAAACAAGAATATGATGAAAAATACGGAAAATTTATGGATGAAGTTGCATTTAAAAATTCTGATCAATACCAAGAATTAACTGCAGCCGAACAAGCTAAATATGAAAGCATGACTTTACAAGACCAAAAAGAATATAGAGAAATATATGGTAGACAAGGCGGCACACTTGAAAACGCTGGTCCTCTTACAAAAGCAGCAGAGTTTGGATCTAGTGCAGCTGGAGCAATATTCCCTGGCTTTGGTGAATATGATCCTGCGACAGGGGATATGATAGGAGACTTTGATTTTGGTAAAGCACTACAAACTGTATCTGTTGCTGGAACTCTAGGAGGATTAAAAGCTATGGGTGAAGAGCTTAAAAAACAAAAACAATTAGACGAACAAAAACAAAGAGAAATATGGTCTCAGTGGTTTGATTCTTATGAAAGAACTGCAAAAAAACCGTATTATGATCCTAATCCTGACGCACCTCAAAGTAATTATCCTGATCCTGTTTTAGTAGAAAAATTCAAACGATTTATGCTAGCAACTGGTGGCAGAGTCGGCTATAATATGGGAGGTTTATCAGGAGGCATCATGGGGTCTTCTGGCGTGCCACAGGGTATGCAAGTCGACGGACGCAACGGCGCATTCATTCCTATGGGTGTTGAAGAAAAAGCTGACGACGTACCTGCCATGCTATCAAAGAACGAATTTGTAATGACAGCAGATGCTGTGAAAGCAGCAGGGGATGGAGATGCAAACAAAGGCGCACAGAGAATGTACGATCTTATGCATAATTTAGAGGCACAAGTTTAATGGCAACGCAAACAACAATACAACAACAGTTACCACCAGGTTACGTCACCGGTATTGGCGAGCAGTTTTCTGATTTCTTTATGGGCAATATGCCCGCAAACACTAGCGACATTACACAATCACCTTTTTATGCTGATCCAAATCAAATGTTCGGTGGACAATATTCTGGATCAGGAATATTTAAAGGTATAACAGGAAACAATCTTGCTGGATCAGATTTTTTTGTTGCAGGTCAAGATCCTTTACAAACAACCGCACAAGGAATCGCACAAGGAAATATAGACGCACCAACAACTGGTCTTGGTCAATATCAAGGTTACGTAGATGAAGCTAACGCTCTTAATGCTGCAGCAATGGGAGCACTTGGATCATTTAATCCAAATACCGGTGCATTTACAGCAAACCAAGCAGCGGGAACCGGGGCTTTAGCTGACGCAGCTTCAACAGTAGCTGATGCAGATGCAGCAGCAACCGCAGGACAAAATGCAGCCACACCTTTCTTAGCACAAGCGCAACAGTTTGCAGGGCCACAAGGCTATCAACAATTTATGTCGCCGTATCAACAACAAGTTGTTGATGCAACACTTGCGCAATACGATCAAGACGCAGCAGAAGCAGCCGCACAGTTTGGATCAACTGCAGGAAGCGCGTATGGTGGTGGACGATTTGGAGTTGCAGAAGGACAACTAGCTGCAGACACAGCAAACCAAAGAGCTGTATTACAAGGTCAATTATTAAATCAAGGTTTCATGCAATCACAAGGACTAGCAAACCAAGCAGTACAAAATCAAATTAATATGGGTCAAACTGCATTAGGTAACGCATTACAAAACGTAGGAATGTTTGGTCAAGCTGCCGGAATGCAAGGAGCATTATCTGGACAACAACAAGGACTACAAACAAATCAACTTGCTAATCTAACAGGACTAGGTAACCAATCAATGAACATAGGTGGCTTTGGTCAAACAGGTATTGGCAATTTACTTGATACATACACAACTATGGGTCAGCAAAATCAACTTTATAACCAAGCTATTCAAGATCAAATGGCAGCTCTTATGTCAGGTGTGCAACTTGCACCTACACAAACTATGGGTAACCTTGGTCAATTCTTATCAGCTGCTTATGGTACGCCTTCATCTACAACTTACCAACAAACGCCAGCACCTAGCACACTACAAACACTACTCGGTGGAGGTGTAGGTCTTGCAGGTATTATAGGAGCACTAAGAAGTTAATGAAAACTTTAAGTAGACCAATGTTTAGAAGAGGCGGTAGTACGGGTGGTATTACATCTAATTTAAAAAAACCAAGACAAGGTTTTGCATATGGTGGTGGCCCGCCGAAAATGACAGACACACAAGAGATACTTGCTAAATATATGCAAATGCCTGAAGAGCCAAAAGGTCTAACATCAAGTGATTATTTAAGATTAGCTGCAGCAGGTGCAGAGATTATGGGTACACAACCGACATCAGACGGTAGCGGTTTCTTAGCAGCATTATCATCCGCAGGTCCAGCTCTATCCGGTGCAGCAACAGACATAGCTGAAAATTTGCAAACTAGAAAAGAAAATTATAGGACTGGTAAAAGAGACTACGACATAGCAATGGGACAAGCAGCTGCAAGTGATGCAGCTAGACAAGATGAAGCAGCGTTAGAAGACTATCGATCAGATAAAGATTTTGGTCAACAAACAGAACTACTAAAATTAGAGTTTGGATACAGTGAAAAACTGTTAAACAAAGAAGCACAAAATGCAATGGATTTATTAATACAAGAGCAGTCAGCATATCCTGAAAAAAGATATGACTTTGAAAAACAATTTGTAGAAGTAAAAGGTAAACAATTAATTGCTGAGGCAGTAGCAGCCATAGAAGCTGGTGATAAAGAAACATATGAAGAAAAGAAAAGTCAATTTCTAAATGGCTTATATGGTGAAAGTACAAGAGCAAACACAGAAGAGAAAGCAAACTTACTAGCAGACGCTGATTTCCAAAAAGCACTTAGACTTGAAACAGATGCAATTATGGCACCAGGCGGTGAAGTAGAGCAAGAAGGTAGTAAATATTTTGGTAAAACAAGATCTCAAGTTGCTCTGATGGTTAAACAAAATGCATTCAGTCAAGTTGTTAGTCAAGTTTATTTCCCAGAGTTTAAAGCAAAAGGCGGTCGTGTTGGTCTTGCTCGTGGAGGTGATCCAGAGTTTCCTGATGCAACTCCAGTTGGTCCACCTTTTGAACCAGGCAGTGGCCCAAACCCTGACCCAGGTTCTCCACCGATCATGGCAACAAACCCTAATATGCGAGAAGGTGCTTCGTCAGCAGATATAGAAATGACTTTTGCAGAACTAAGAAGAAGATTACCACCAGAAGTTAATGATGGTGTAATTAAATTAATTATGTCTAGTGAACAAGCTATGATTGATTTTGCACAACTTATGACACCAGACGACATCTCAACCTTTAATGAAAAATATAACGTAGATTTACAATATCCAACTCAGGTAGCGTAATATGAGTATTGTAGACTCGACTAAGGGGTTTTTTAAAACTATGTTTGACCCTTACTTAAGGGGAGAGGGTAGACTTGCAGACACAGTTAGAGGTATGGGTTCTGGCGAAGAAACACTAAGGAACTTACATAAATATAATTCCCCAGAAAAAAAATTAGATTTACTTACAAAGAAAGAAAATCAAATAGATTCCATGCGAGAAAACCAGCCTGGTTATTTTGATTATTTAATTGAAAAACAATTTGGATTAGAAGGCACGACTGATCCGTATGATTTAAACATCGGATCTGAGTATGATAGGCTTATGGACAAAATAACAGCCGCAACTGAGGAAACAACCGCAGAACAATTAACAACTGACTCTAGAGCACAAGTGCTTGGTAAATCTGCTATAATGGGTGTAGCTGATGCAACCGCTTTTATTGTATCTATGTTAGATGGACCTGGTGGTCCTTTACAATATGAAAAAATGGTAAATGCTGTTCACAACAATAAATATATTAATTTAAAAAACTCTATAAACAAAGAAAACTTGGCTAGCCGTTTAGGAAAGACGGTTGATCAATTAACCGAAGATGATTTAAAAGAAGCAGAAGATATGGTCTATGACCTACACCGTATGTCACATTTGGGTTTTGGTCTTGGAACTGTCGCTGCTTTCCCTGCCGAAGATATTTTAATCAGGGGTGTTTTTCAAGGTCTAATGAAAGGCGGAAATTTTGCTGCTCGTAAGTCACAAGATTTAGCTAGTGATATAAAATATGGAGACGTAAATTTATCTGCTACACGTGGAGTTTTAGAA